GGGTTGTCCATCACCTTTGCTGTGATGACCGCACGAGAAGCAGTAGCCCCCGCCGTCTGAGTAGATGGCGAAGGCGTCACTGCTGGTGCATTCGGGACAGGGTTCGTGTCTGACGAACTCGTTTTCATTGTTCGATGAGTTCATCAGAAACAGCGAGGTATTCTTCGAGAGCATCCAAGATGTCTTCGATCTCGTAAGTCTCCTCAAGCTGGGAGACAATCTGATCGATCTCGAACATGATTGCGGATGTGTTCATGGCAACCAATCCTGTGGAATGTCTGGGTAGATGCACCACAAGAAACCGTGCCGTTCGGCCCAGTCCCCATAGGTGGTTTTAGAAGATTTAGAGAGAGTGTTATTTCGTTGAAATACGAAGCGGATATCTAGCTCTGGGTTCTGCTCCTTAACAGCCAGCATCTTCCGCCTATCGGATGGCTTAAAGAAACCTTTGGCCTCCAAGATCACACCGTTAGGCAAAAAGAAATCTGGCGTATATTTCGACCTAGTCACATAGTCGTACTTCTCCACTTCGTAGAGAAACGGGACTGCGTGCTTGTCGAAGAGTTTCCCGATCCGCTCCTCAAGTCCGGAGCGGTACTTCATCAGAACTCGTCTTCTAGGCGGTTGGCCACGTACTCCTCAACGATCTCAGTGACGGCCCGTTGGAGGTCGTACTTGAAATCAGATCGGTCGTTCTTGTAGCGGGTGACCGTGATCGGTGGGATCTCCACCGTCAGGTCGCATTGCCAGAGGTCGAGTTCCTCGTTGCGGAAGACGTTGATATCAGAAGTCATATCCGTCCTCCGTTGCTTCAGCGGGGCGTGCATCACGCACAGCAGGATCGGAAGCCTTGAAGCCATCGACGCTGCCGAACAGGGCAGCCACGTCCTCAACGGACAGGTCACCGGAATCGACAGCACCGTTGCCTGAGACCAGCTCAACGATCTGAACACCGACAACGCGCATCGTGGTTCCGACGTTTGGCCCCATTGCGTAGGGCTTCTGATCAACGATGAGGTTGACCTTTGTCCCACCACGGACAGTCTTCAGGACTTCCCGACTGATCGGGTCGCCAGTGGTATCGACAAAGACGGGCTCAGGCTTTGGCTTGCGGGAGCCATCACCAGCGCCATAGGTGTACTTGCAGACCCCAGCGTCGTCCCAAGGGGTTATGGCCTCCTGCACCCTGCCGGATGCTTTGGACTTGGCCCACTTGATCAGCTCAACACGATCCTCCTCGACCTGAGTCAAGGTGTCGTGTGGGATTGCATAAGCGAACGTGCGGTTGTTGAACTTGCCGCTGTCTTCTCCGACAGAGACATAGCCCTCAAGGGTGGTTGCGAATTTGTAGCGGTTAGCCATTGGTGGTGATTGATGGATTTACTTGCCTTGACCACGGCGCTTTTTGCGTCCGTGATTTGGCTTGCTGTGGGTGCCCATGCCCTGGCGAGTTTTCTTGGGCTTGCCTGGCACGAAGTGGCCGCCAGAAAGAGACTTACTTCTCACAGGTCGAACTCCTGATAACCGGCCAGATAGCGGGAATAAACATCAGGAGACATGGAGTCGAACTCCTTACGGGTCATCCCATAAAGAGCGATCTCAGCGTTCTCTTTGAGCCATTTCTCCTGCTGTGCAGCCAGTGGAGATGGGTCGATTTCGTGGTATTGGAGGAGCATTAGAACCAGGAATTAGTTGGTTGGCTATGTGGGATCGATGAAACGCCAATAAAAAAGGGGCCTCATGGCCCCTCGCTTCCACTTAGCGTTTTGCTCTTAATGCGAACCTGAAACTAGCGCGTCTACCAGATTCCGCCACATCCGCGCGGCTTCTCAGCGATTGGCTGAGCACTGTACGAAGGTAGCAGAGCGGGTAGACGCCTTGTTTTTGGAACCCATTAGTCGCGCCTAGATGGCCAATACGGCACTTCTAGTGGCCTCGTCGGTGGCCTTCACATAACGCAAAGACGTCTCGACATTGGCGTGCCCCATCAGGGCCATGATCTGCCTGGGGTGGGTGGTCTCCCCAAGCCAGGTGCCAAAGGAATGCCGGAGCGTGTGCCAGACATAGTCTTCACTTAGCCCTGCTTGTTTCCGAACCTTTTTGAAAGCTCCGTAGAGCTGGTCTTTGTTGTTCCAGTCATCTCCGAAGAGCTTGTTCCGGTCCAATCGGTTCATCACGATCTGTTCGATCTTCGGGTGCAGGGTGACGTTGCGGACGTTCTTACCTTTGGTCACCAACGTGGGCTTACCGCCAACCCATATCTGGGAGCGAGCCACGTCAACGTCATCAGAGCGGAGCTTGAGCAGCTCACCCTGACGAACTCCCGTGTAAGCAGAGAAGAGGATGGCATCGGCCAGGTCTTGGCGGTCATAAATATCCACCGCAAGCTGAGCCATCAGGTCCACCTGCTCCTTGGTGAAGTAGGTGAGCCGGTGCTCGCCCTCCTCAGCCCGCTCAAACTTCGGGCAGACATGGGTGTGGAGTCCAGCCAGGTGGGTGAACTTCATCACCGTGGTGCCTGCGCTGAGGATGCGGTTGATCGTGGAGCCTGAACGGCCCTCGTCTTCCATCTCAGCTTTGAACTCCAGCCACCAACCAGCCACGGTCATTCGCTTAAGTGGAAGTGAGCGTCCGCAGTAATTGGTGACATGACCTGAATTGATCGCGTTTGTTTTAGCGCTGTTCTTCCGCTTCCACTTCACACGCCAGGTGTAGTCCAGGGCTTCACCCCAGGTCTTGATCGTCGTCGCTGTCATGAGCGCTAAGAGCCTCCTTTGCTTTGGTGTAAACGGTTTTGTCGTCCCGAAAGGGAGCAACGGCGTAGTTGTCCAGCAGATTGGTGAACACCTCGCCTTTGGGAGTCAGGTAAAGCCGCCACGCCTTGTAGTTGTCCGGATCGCGCTCGCGACGGACAAGCTTGAGACCAGAGCGATGCTCCAGCCGGTGGCGTGGACCCAGCCAGGTCACACACCGAGAAACTGAAGAGGCCGACATGTTGCAGTTCTTGACCAAGTCCTCTTGCTTGCAGCCGTTATGAGCTGCAATCCAGAAGAAGACCGACATAAGCTGCGCGGGGAACTCGCGCTCTCCCGTGGACCTCAGCAGTTCCACCACCATGAAGGCACGCATGGCGCCTTCGCTGGTGAGACTCGGTGTGCTAGGTGGCATTGAGCTACCTCACTCATTTTCAAAGGATACATCCCAAAGGAAGCATTCCTCGAGATAGTCACACAATTTCGCAAGCATCTCAGCCTGCTCATACTTGCCCGCCTCCACGTAGGAGACGAGCCGTTCAACGGTGGTTAGGTTCGGATTCATCAGCAAAAGAAGTAGGGAGAGTCGAGAACCTCATCCAGATCCAACGTGTCCTTCACAAGGCCAGGTGGGATCGAGACGCCAAGCTGAGTAGCCCAATCCTCAAGGGGGTGGCCTTTGTAGATCTCAGCGTGGTGGAGGCGGATGCCTTGCATCATTTCGTCCATGTCACAGGAGCGGCCCAGGATGCAGTCGTGAATGACTGTGAAGGGCTTGCTCCAGTACGCAAACATCAAATGGAGAAGCGAGGCGTCGAGACTGTGTACAAGGTTTGGAGCAATGGCTCCTTTGTGACCTGAGCGATCCGGTCCGGCGTATCCGTCGCCAACAGTGACCATGCTCACCTCACCCATTAACTGAGTTTTGATTCGCTTGGTCTTTGGCTTGCGGATGTCCTGAGTCACCACAAACCCTGAGGGTGTGGTCCATTGGATTGTCTCTTGGGTCTCCAACAGGTCCATAGCTGTGGCCTGTAGCCACTGCATCACCTTCACAGGACCCTCGAACACCTCAGGCATTGCCTTGCGGTAGATCGCGTCCGTGATGGTGCCTAGTCGTCCTCTGATGGAGAGGTCAAAGCCTGCATCGGCAAGCGCTGATCGGATGTAGTCACGAGCTGAGTCGCGGCTGACCCCATAGGGAGTGGTCATCACCGTGCGCTTGGTCACCTTCCGAGTCATCCACTGGTGGAGGTCATCGGGCAGGTATTTACAGGCAACCTCAGCAACGGTCTTGTACCCGTCACTGGGCTTGTCTTCATCACCTTTGATCACGTTCACCTGCTTTGCAGCTACGGCGTCCCTGGTCATGGAGGCCAGGTGCTGCAGCCCTGAACAGGTGGCGTCGATGCCGATTCCGAGCCCGCTGGTTGGCTTAGTGGCAGTGATCACACACTGGTGATACTCAACAGCAGCAGCCAAGAAACACCAAGGCTCATCAGCCTGCTCCCATAGGGAGATGGTGCCGATGGGATCCTCTGCAATTTGTGTGATCAATGCCGTCGACTCCCGTGTCCATTTGACTCGGTCATCGTGACTTGACTTGTCCTTGCCGTAGGTGGTGGCGCAATGCCATGCCAACCAATACTCATTGACTGGTCCCTCATCTACAAAGTAAAGAAGAGACTTATCGAAGTCTGTGCCCTGTGGGTTGAGTGTTGTGTTCTGTGGGTAAACCCTGCCCCGATAGTCAAAAGACCAGGGGATCCAGAACTTCTCCTCGTCCCGATACATACGGGCAACAAACATCGTCTCAGTGGCTCGGTAGTTCTTTTGGAATAACTGAGCATTGAAGTCATCGATTCGGCGTTGCTCCCTCTTCCATTCTTTGAAGCGCTCAGGTTCAAGCTCGGTATCACCAATAAAGGCGTCCATGCGTTGCCTTGGTGCTTCGTGAATGAATTTTCCTACGCTACGTCTGTGTTCGTAGCAGTGGTCCGCAACATCCAGGATTAAACGGTTGATTTTGTACTCCTGCCGCTGTAAACGGTTGAGAAATTCAATCGGCACGTTCCCCTGCTTAGATGTGCCACCAAAACCAGCACGACGAATCATTGGAGCTGTGCCCCTGATTTCCTCACTGAGATACCCACCACGCTCGTCTTGTGACCAGTCGTTAGGTGGGCAGAGCATCGGCCATAGACAGTAAGCAAGCTCCATTGCCCTAGCCATGATCGAATCACGCAAGCCAATGAACTCCTGAGAAAAGCGCATGGTTGTTTTGCGCTTGCAGGTCTTTTCTTGGATGAGTTGCTTTTCGATCCAGCCAGTGGTTTCAATGATTGAGCGCAAAGCCCAGCTACCCACCTTGTGGTGAGTTGCAGCGCCCCAGCTCTTCCATTTCAAGCCAGCATCGTTGAAGCGCAACCTAAAGACGGTGTGCTTCTGCCTGGTGCCTGTACTCCCGTGGAATCCTTTTTGGATTCGCTTGAAGAGATCAGGATCCTGTTGTCTGTACCAAGAGATCTTTTGTTCGATCTCAATGGCAGAACCAATCCTTTCGGTGAGGTTCACAACATTTGGACTATTGGTCTGTGCCAATACATCAAGAGCAACCTTTAAGGCCAACACGGCCAAGATCTCAGGGTCAGCAGCTTTGAGATGCTTGTAGACAGTTGCCCCATCTACGCAACCTTTGCCTCTGCCTAAAGATTTGAGGGTCTTAGCCATGTGATCACCAATGAGGGCTGTCGCCCCCTTCAGCATCTGTTGGCCATACTTGGTCGATGATGCATAGGTGTTGTCTTCGGCTCGCTTGGTGTTATCGCTCAGCCTCTTGCGGGCCAGCTCACCTTGCTCAAGCTCTCGCCGTAGTTGCCTGGCGATGAGGGTAAGATCTTGGCTCATTTAGTGTCGTTGAGGATCTCTTCGAGGTCGTTAAGTGATAAACCTCTGCGGTTTGCTTCCCAGAAAATCTCTGTGAAGTGATAGTGGCCAGGGTTGTCCATATAGGACTCATAGGCCATTGCTAATTGCTTATCGCTCAGGCTTTGGAGGAACCATTCATAGTCGGTGACTTTCATTGTTGGATCACCACAGCCCTCTGTTATCCAGCTCCTCCTTCACTGCGTCGTAGCGATCACAAGTGATATCGAAGTGTTCGTCGTCAACTCCTGTGGCCAGGATCTCCTCGCCTAGGTAATTGATCCGTGCAATTAGTTGTGCATCGGTCAGTTGTGAAAGTTCCATTTAATTTCCATTTGGTTAGGTGAAAGTGAAAAGGTTTACCAATCGAAGCCGTCGACTTGCACAATCCCAGTAACTCGACACAGGTCAGTAACCAGTTCTTCGAGCATCTCTCGGGCATTGGCTGTGTCATTTGCATAACAGCAGAAGATCCTGTGATTTCCGCTCCGATCAAAGTAATGACAGTCGTAAGCATTCATTGGCGTATTCATCGGTATGTACTGGTGAGGTGGCGATACTCAATCCGGAGCATCGTTGCTAGTGCTTGAAGTCTTGCTCTCTCTGATACAGAGGAGCTGTTTATGTCCTGATAGCAAGCGGTTAGTTGTCTCCAAATAACGCTCAGCTCTTGTTCGTTAGTCATCTCCTTTGGTTAGATGATAATGAATTACCAACTTCACGCGCCCACCGGTACACCGGGCGAGGTCTCTGACTTATCGGCTCAGAGACTGGACCTTAGGTATGAAGGCTCGGGGCGGCCTTGTTTTTTCTTACGGGAAGTATGCCACCTCAATTGGCCACACGCAAGTGAAAAGGCACCATATGTGTTCAAATCAATACCGCTCAGCCAACTGAGCCTACATATGGTGTCGCTTGATACATAAAGGCACTAGCCAGATAAAAACGCCCAGACTCCCGTGGAATCCAGACACACCAAAGCCGCCCAGACTCCCGTGGAACCGGGGGGCCGTGGCGGTCAGATCTTAGGTATAAAAATAGCCCGGTAATTAGCCGGGCTAGGTATCATTGACGTAGTTGCTCACAATACTCAAAGGAATAGTAAGCATCACGTACACATTGATTGTAAGAACGTTCTTCAATCAAGGATGGGACAGCTAAGAAGAAATAAGCACAGCCCAACAGGAGAAAGAAGCTTTTCATGATGATGGTGGTTGGCTAGGTGGAATCGAAAGATCAAGCAGCGGTCACGTACTTGGCACCGGAGCCGTGGGCCTCAACGTAAATATCAGCCTTGGCACCGTCGCACAAAGTGCAAGTGATGCATTGAGCCTGGCTGTCGATAACAGTGGCGGGGCATTGCTTGCCGCTGTAGTTGGCAGATCCTTTGGGGATAACTGCAAACGTTTTCCAGCCAAGTTGAGAAGCAGCGAGATAATCCTGCATGCCATCACAACTAGCCTGCAGATGGCCGGTGGCCCACTGAGCAAATGACTCGCGCCACTGGTGTGTGTAACCGGTGTGGCCTGCAGCGTTGGCGTTGAGGATACGGAAAATCAAGGGATCGACTAGGGCAGGATCGCCATAGGCTCCCCACCTGATCTTGCGACCCTTGACGGCTTCACGAGCAGCCAGACCGTGCAGATCTGATTGGTACTTGCCTGCCTTGTAGGCCTTAAACACGCTGTTAGGTGCTTGGCCTACGTTGACATAGCAAGAACGTGTGCCGTCCGCTTGCTTGCGGTGCGGGCAGTTGCCGCAGATTGAATAATCCGCGCCCGTGTTCAGTGCTTCAACGGGGTTCATGTCGGATCGGATGATCCAAACCTGAGCCATGTCGCCTGTCTTTCTGTTGCTGCTGCTCATAGTGAGGATGACAGCAATAGGAGAGCCGTCGATAGGGCTCAGGCTCTCCTGGATGATGTAACCGAGTGGTTTGGCCATTGGTTGGTGTGGTGCTTGGTTGGTTAAGTGGAAGTGAAAAGCTGTAGCGGTGTGGTTGCCGCTTGATTGAATGGTAGCGGCTTGGTTGGCTAGGTGGCACCGACTCTCGTGAAATCAGTGCCGATTGTCATGATTCGTAATGTCAGGCCCGACAGTAGCGGCGAGCTGTGGTCTGGCTGACGTTGAGTCGGTTGGCGATGGTTTTGTAGGTGTGGCCATAGCGGCGTTGGCGCTTGGCTCTCTGTTGCTTGGATTCAGTGGCCCATAGCAGGATGATGATGGGCAAGGTGATCAGCGCAAGGATCAGCGCGGTGGTGGTGGTCATCATGGTGGTTGTTGTTGTTGGTTGGTTAGGTGAGAATGATTCAGCCCGGCGCGGTTGCTGCCCTGGCTTGCATCCATTATTACCACCGATCCCACCTTGCCAACTGAACTGTTATATCTCGTAACAGAGAACAAACGTATCAATCAAATATCAGTACACTTAGCTCGCGTCGTTGATCATCGTCAATGATCCATTCTTCTTCAATTGCGTCAATGTATTGCACACATTGTTGTTGTCTCTCTGTTAAATCGTCATAGTCGATGTGTTCATCCTCTGGCAATTCATCGAGTAGTGTTGTTATTCGTTGCCACTGTTCTTGTAAGCAACGCCGAACGTTTGGTTGCCATTGTGTTAAGTCAGTCTGAAAGTCCATTGATAAAATATACTAATGACTAATGATAAGAATATCTAATCGCCACAGATAACATCAAAAATATAAACCAAACTAGAACAAAAGTACCAATAAAAGTACAATTGTATTAGTTTGGCGTCATGTCAGGCCAACATTAGATCTAACAACTAATGAGAACCCTGTCGCTGCAGTGGATCTGGCCAGGAAATAACGAAGACCCCCCACCCCCTCCCCTCCCAAAAATTCAAAGGGGGGCCAGGGGGGAGCGCCGATTCAGCGCTGAGAGGGTATGGGTTCAGAGATTTTTGTCATTTTACTCCGAACCTTTCTTCTCAAGGTCTTGAAGAGCTGCAAGCACAGACTCAATCAGGTCAGGAGACCCATCAACCTCTCTAAGGCGTCTGAGAGCCTCTAGAAGGCGTTCTTTCCGGTTCATAGGATCAATCCCACATAGCACAGCAAACGTTCGGTACAAGCTCTCTGAGGACCCTCTCAGCATCACGAGCAATCTGTTGATGCTCTAACTGAGTTCCATTAGCCCTACGAAGATCGATGTAATGGAGCCAAGATCTGACAGTTCCGGAAACGTAGAGTCTGCTAGGCGTTCCGAGAGGAAGTATTTCCCTAGAACACTCCTTAGCAACACCAGAAGAGATCATCTCACGATAGAGATCTTCTGATTCGGCATACAACTTAGAGATCTGACGATAGAAGACCTGAGTCTTCTCACTATCTAGATCATCAATAGAGTTCTGTCGGTTCTTAGTATCTTGTCTACGAAGATGCGGAGGCCTAGCAAACTCCATAAGAGACACATCAGCATACCGCTGAGAGAACTCTTGAAAGGAGAAGCTACGGTGTCTAAGGATCTGAGCAGCTATAGCTCTAGTAGTATTAATTTCCATAACCACATGAGCCATCTCAAACGGAGACCAGTGCTTATGTTTAATAAGATATCTAATCAGCTTCTCACTGTCAGGGTTATCCTGATTTGAAGGGTTAGAAACTCTTGCACAGTAAGATATTAACTCTTCTGCTTTAGGAGTAGCTGAGATTAGTTTAACAATAGACATAGTATATGGTGATGTTATGTATATATAACTAGAACACGTTCCGTGTATAAGTTATACTACATAGTGAATATGTATATGGTTTGTGATGTGATGTTTATGTGATCACTTCACCATGCTCTGTGTCAGTCCAGTCACCCCTGACGGGGTTCCTCGTACTGTCTACGAGACACCGACGGGGGTGTTAATACTTATGTACTGGGATCTGTGTACTTTACTTGGTGCCCGTCGGACGCACCGGGAGTTTCACCCACACAGCCATGATTTAATTGGTCGCTTGCGAGCAAGCTTTGTTGGTATTAGCCGAGCCTCTGGCGAGGCCCTAGATAAGCAAGGAGAAAGGAGGAGAGCACCGGAAATCCTGGTGTTCTTCCTCCAATCTCACCGCATATCCACACAGGAGAGCACCACTTCTCCTGCTTAGATGTGCCACCAAATTAAGTCCAGTCCCAAACCTTAGTGCTACCAGTCTTTTTGAGGGATGTGAAGGTGTAACCCATAGCGAGAGCATCAATAGCTCTTTTAGGATCATCTTCCATCATCTGCATCATTGCAGACCACTCTTCGTGTTTCCTCATTGCTTGTGCTTTGTGAGCACTTTGAGCAAGGCTATCGATAAACCACTGTACTCCTTGACTAAGGGCGTCAACTCGGTCATCGTGTTTAACAGCACCCTTTTCTCTGCACATGCGGGACATTTGATATCCGAGCATATACTCCAGTCTCTTTTCAGGAGGTGCATCAGGATTGGATGAATAGTCATATTCCCAGACCTTAGGGTCAATAATAAGTTTGTGTTGATTCATCACCGGTTCTAGTGTTTCGATGATGCGTTCTTCTTTACGAGCAGAGGCTCTAACTTCTTCAGTGGTAAAGCCTGCTTGTTGTTGTTGGATGTGTCTATTAAAGAGTTCACATATCATTCCATCACCGAAGTTTGATTCGACGAGGAGACGGGATGCTGCGTACTTCTTACCTAGACGGACGATAGAAGAGAGTGTGTCATCAGAGTAACCATCTCTGAAGGCTTTCATGTCACGTACGAAGACATAACCGTTAGCCTGAGATAGGACCACAGCGACAGTCTCGTCTGTACCCCGTCCAGAAGGGTCTACAGAGACGATTGTCTCGCTAAAGTCACACATACCCTCATCGATGTACATCGGCCCGTAGAAGCGATCTCCAGGTAGGCCTACAGGGTTTAGGGACTTGACCATATAGCGAGGGTCAGCAGACCACGCATACCGTTCAGCACATTCAGTGCCTATGGGTGTGACGATTAGATCTTGGAACTTAAGGGGGAACTTCTCAGCATCACTGAGGGATGTATCCAGCATGAACTGGAGCATGAAGTTCGACTTACCCATAGCCGACTCCCGCTCCATGAGATCTAAGTCACTGAAGCGCGTATCTGTAGGTGTCCAGGGATCCGCTCCTCCCTCAAGGTCCTCGACCAACTGTGGTGCGAGTAGTCCCTCATACTTAGAGAGATCTCGGGGGTAACGTGCTGGCCACACGAAAGGCCTGTAACTTCGTTCAGCCAACTTTCTGTAGATGGTGAAAGTCGACTGCGGAGTCCCGAGAAAGAGTATTCGGCTATCTTCATCTGGAGTAAGGATAGATTCTGATTCAGTTACAAGCTGCAGGAGTTTCTCCCGCTGCATATCAGTAGCGGAGTTAGCTGGGACCTCAACGTCGTCGAAGATCATTAAATGGGCACGACTCCCGGTCATCTGTCCTGTAATACCCACAGACTTCACACTCGGAGCCTGGTGAGGCTTGGCAGGACCAACGTCGAAGGAGATACGTGACCAACGCTGATCTGAGTCTTTGGGACCAAGGTGGTTTAGCCATGAGATATCTAGAATTAGTTTCTGGGTAAAAATTGTGAAGTTGTCGGCCCGTTCTTTAGAAGCCGAGATAACCATGATCTTACGGTCAGGATCGTTGTAAAGAATCCACAGCACAAACGCAGCTGTGATCCACGATTTCCCCACACCGCGAAAAGCTTGGATTTGCAAGCGTTTTGGGCCGTGTTGTAGATAATCAGCGATAGAAAGCTGGGCTCTAGTTGGCTTAGGAAGATCCAGCTCGCGCCAGACCAGAGTGAGGAAGACTTTGAAGTCCTCCCTCATCATGTTATCTAGTTGTGTAACGTTCACAGTAATGTTTAGCGGATTCGATTCGTGCGGGGTCTTCTCGCAGAAGTCCAATAGCGGTATTACAGTCTTTGCACAGAAGATCACGAACTTTGCCAGTCGTGTGGCAATGATCCACAGCTAGTTTCTGTGTCAAGTCATCAGCATGGGTGTGGCAGATTGCACATCTGTGGCCTTGTGCTTTCAGCTTTGCTGTGTACTCTTCTAGTGTCAGACCAAAGTTAGTTTTAATGTTGCGTTCATACGAACTCTCCTTCATGCAAGACTTGCAGTGGGAGTGATGGCCTAACTTTGTCTTTCGACCATAATACTCACTCTTTGGCTTCTCCATCCCGCACTTGCGGCACTGAAAAGTCATAGGAGTAACCAATAATATCTAAGCCCTCAACTTCTGAGGGTTCTGAGTAATGCGTAGGCTCCACCAGAGAGGCCTCTGAGCCTCTGTGAGGCGCGATAGCTTTCTCTACGGTAGAATGTACCTTCGCGTTGATCCAGGCCTCTTCTAGGGCGAATAACCAGCCTTTTAAGAAAAAGGCTAGTGGCTTGGGTAATTTCTTATCCAGCCACTTAGCGAGATCCCGGAACTCATTGAGTCGGAAATCTATGTTCATTTCTTATAGCGAGAGGTCCAGCGGCTATAACCTGCAGACCTGTTAGGGGAAACAGGACGGGCAGAGGAAGCTCTGCCACCAGAAGTAGCCCGTCTTGCACGGCTTACTGGCTTAGGAGCAGGCTTGGGATACTTCTTCTTGGCTTTCTTTCTTGCAGCCTTTTTAGCCTTATCAGCCTTGTATTCTGTATGACTATTACGAGCACTTGGCATGGTGCCCCTAATCACATCGTTGTAGGCACGGTTGCCAGCGCGACGGATTTTACGTTCACGCTTCTCTTTTTTCATTTCTTGTAGCCTCCCTTACTACCTTTCTTGCAGCCTTTCTTGCGTGCCATGATCAGTTCAGGACGGAAGTAGCCCGGCCAGATTGATTAGTAGTGACCACATAGTCAGCCTTGGTGGCAGCACTCAGAATGTCGAGAACATCAACAACAGAGTCGCTGGTGGTCAAAGCACCCAGGGCGGTAACAGCAGCTGCATCCAAGGAAGCAGAGCCACGGTTCTTCTTTTCCAGAGAGAAGGTAGAAGGGTCCCGCACAACGGCGGTAAAAACTTGAGCAGTCATAGTTAGTTAGTTGTATTTAATGGTTTGTTGAAGGTTGTCAAGCTTATTCTCGATGCGGACCATGTGATCTTCCACACGGTCAAGCATTGCCGCCATATCAGTCTTGGTCACATACTTTTCAGCAACCTTGACTTCGATAGCATCAATGCGTCTATCTAGCTCGTGAATACGGCCCTGGAGCCTTCCATGTAGAACTCCTAGCCCGGAAAGTGCGGCGACAATTACAGTCACTACAGCTTCCATGATTAAGTCACCAGGAAGTTAATAGCAATAATTATTTGATCTTCTAAGGAATCGTTATCTGTGATACGACACCTGCAGGAGACAAAAGTATTCTGGCCAGATAAGATATCGATATTTGTTGTTGCTTCAATAGGAGACTCGATAAGGGCATCGCCTGAGCGAGTAGTCCAATCAAAAGTTGGATTAGCTCCTCCCCCAGAAACAACAGCGCAGACAACTCGCTGACCTTGGGTGACGACGACGGGATCACCAACATCGTAGTTATAGCTAGCACCATCCACGGAAACAGTAATAGGCTCCAAAGATGGTGGTGGATCGACGATCTCGTCACCAGGAGCGACAAGAAGAAAGACCCGCCCCTTGTTGGCGCGGGCCTGTAGGCGATCACCGAACGTCAACCCATTTGTCTTAGGCAAAAAGGTTGTGTCCACAGTCATCACTCAACTTCAACGAAGGTCTTATCAACAACTTTGATTGCACCAGTAGCGGTATCAACCACCAGGAAATGCCAGGCAGCAGGCTCAGCATCGGCTGAGGTAGATGCAACCAGACGGTTCACGTTGTCACCTGCATCGACCACATCAGTGTCGACAACAGAGATGTCTTCTGCTGCAGTCTCAAGAGCTTGCAGTGCAGTCTTGATGGTGCTGGAGTCAGCAATCGTAGAACCAGTAAACGTACCCAGATCCTCATCGTTCTGAGCAACACCTGTAAGGGTGTTCAGATCGCCTACAGCAGTCGTAAGGGAGGTCAGGGAAGTAGCACTACCTTTAGATTCAACAGCGGTCTCCAGGGCTTGCAGAGCATCCTTGATGGTCTGTGAATCGTTAATGGTAGTTCCAGAGAACGTACCAAGATCAGTGCTGTCCTTAGCCACACCCGACAGGGTGGCCAAGTTATCAATGTGGGTCTCGTTAGCGTTGATCAGCGTGGTGAGCGAAGCAGCTGCAGAAGCATCATCGTTCAAGGCGCTTGAAAGCTCTGCCAAAGTATTGAGGGCATCAGGAGCACCATCAATCAGGTTGCTAACTGCTGTATCAACATAAGTTTCAGTCGCAAACCCACTAAACAGGTTTGCCTTGGTGATCTTCCGGCCAGAAAAGCTAGTGCCAGAATCTTGGGTATCGGCAACATATACGAGACTCTCGTCAGCAGTAGAAGTGACAGCGGTGAGTTCGGATACTTTAGAAGATGCCATTAGTCAATAAGTAAAAGGCCTTGGTTAATAATGGATTCGAGGTTTGCAATACGGGCAAGAAGGGCAGTAGTAACAAGACTGTGAGAATATCCTGTACTGTTATTGGAACCGATAATTGTTCGGTCCCAACGTCGCCCATTAAATGTCCATACGGTGTCATCAGACGTGTAAGTGTCCCCGACATTCGGGTTAGCGGGGAAGGACATAATTAAGCTAGTTTCAAAATGGTTTGCATGAAGACGTCAACGTGCATGGACCCCTTTGCTTGGTTGCAGGGGCGACAAGCTGTTACGCAGTTGTCGGCAGTATCAGTCCCGCCCTGTGATCGAGGGCGGACATGGTCAATGGTTAGGTTTTCTGTGCATCCGCAGTAGACACACTTGTATCCATCCCGAGCTTTAATGCCTTCTCTCCACATCCGTTTGGCGTCACCAGATCGGAAGCAGAGGAGTTCATGCATGAGGCTTCGGGGAGTTTCCATTGGCTCATTAAATTAGTTTCAATTAGAGGAAGCTGGTAGCTCGAAGGTGATTATTTGAGTAGCACCGTTCTGGTCAGTCACCTGAACGCGATAGGTGGTCACGCCATCACTAACGGTGGTCAATACTCCGAACCCAGCACGGGTAAGAGGCAAAGAAGCCTCGACAGCAGCGAGGCGGGTAAGCACAGCCTGGAGCAAATTGCCCTGCTCCGTAGAGCCGACAGCAATAGCCTCCAACTCAGCTACTTGGGCTGTAAGACTGGCTACAGCTGCATCTCTATCTGCAATCGTTGCCTGCAAAGCATCAATAGTTTGCTGGTGTTCGGCATCGTTGGACTGTTGGATAGCAGCGATCAGGTCGGCAGCGTTATAAGAACCCTGCGGTAAATTGATCGATGTCATTAGGGATTAGTTTTTGTATTTGGACTTGCCGTTTTTACCGTTACGGCCACGGTTCTTGGTCTTATTTTCAAGCACCAACTTGCCGCTTTTGGTATGGCTTACGTCCTTACCACCCTTACCAGCAATACCTCGCCGCTTGCGTTCTTTCCAACGCTCAGCAGCTTCTCTGTTGTGTTTACGTTTGGTCGCCGTGTTCCCAGCTTTAGAACCCATCTTTCGCTTGCTATAAGCGCGGTCATAGGCCCGCTTCTTAGCAGCAGATTTAGGATTCTTTTTATAGGCACGGCTTGACTTAGAAGGTCCTGCGTGTGCCATCAGCTGTTCACATCCTCGAAGGTCAACTCGGGAATAAGACCAGCGAGGCCAGCAAGGGGAGAACCCTTCACAGCAACGCCGGTAATGTCATTCTTGGCTAGCCAGTCAATAGCAGCCCGAAGGTCAGCAGTAGTGGCTTCACCGGACTTGATCCGGGCGATGATTTCGTTGGTGAGGAGAGCATGAAGCTCTTCGAATGAATCCTCACTAGCTCGCTTAGTGGTCATATCAATCAGGCAAACGACGGAGGGTCTCTTGGAGAAGTGCTACTGCCTTACGGACCTCTGCAACCTTCTCGTCTTCGCGACGAGCGGGCTTGGCACGGTCAATAAAGCCCTTGAAAAGCTGTGCAATGGAGTTCTCTTTCAGCTTGGATGCACCAATAACTTCAGAGGCTACAAAGGCAACAATCCAGCCAAGAGTTTCGTAGGCAATGGAGATACCTGCAATTTCAATCATGGTTTCTAAGGGTAGATTCAGCTGCATACAAAGCAAACGCCTGCGCAGCAATAGTGTCAAAAAGATTAGCTACCTTTCCTTCTGCACATTTATTATCTCCTTTAACGAGGCACGTAACAACCACAGCCGACCCAATGGCCAGCTGTGTTGCTATCACACCTACGATAAGGAGAAAGGATTTAGGTATTGTCGTTCATGATCTTGACCAACTTGCTGACATAATTAGGGTCGGTAGCATAACCCTCAGCTTTCAGCAGGTAAGCGCAGTTGTCACGATCATAGGCACGGTTAACTCCTTTATATCCTTTATAATCTTTGTACCAGCGATCAACGAGATACTGGACACAATCCAAAGGGGTATCGAAGTCTTTGAACTCAGCAGTAATATAGACAGTACCCTGTCCATAATCCTCCCAAGTTTGCTTCTTAGTACCAGATCCTTTGATGCCAAAGAAGTTATTTTTACCAGATAGGTACTTACCGTAGCCAGACTCAAGTGCCCATTGTGCTGCTACACACTCAGGGTACTTAGCACCGGCTACAGCAGCACATTGGTAAATACCTTCCCAGCTGTTATCAAAGACTCCTGTGGGCTCCGGAGAGGCCTCTGGCTTGGCCCTGTAGGCCTGTTTAAACTCCTCTAGGAGGAATGTAGGCAGCTGAGCCTCTAAAGCTTCCCAGGCGGCAATCTGGTGGGCCTCAGCTTTGTAGTACTTAGCCGCATCAGTTAAGAAGGTCATTAGCTGCTTCTTTTGCTTCTCTTACAGCCACACTCTTTGTTGGAGTGGGAAGGCCTCTTTTATTCCAAGCCGGATCATTTGGGGCAAGATGACCCTTTTGTACATGTTGGGGGATGTGCTTCATAGTTGTTATTGATTATTTGATACCGGAAAACGATGTTAGACAATATCTTCCAAATCCTTCCTGATCTAGCTTCAATTCATTAAATCGAATTAGTATTCGATAATGACCCGAGCGCCGTTACCATCTGCGCCGCCTTGTACGTTTTCAAGTTCATTACCTGCGCGCCAAGGATTTTGAACGGTTTGGAACTTTGAAGATCCACCGCCACCGCCAGCTCCTTTCTCATTCCACGGACGGGTTCCTGGACTCCAAGCGGCACCTCCACCGCCGCCATACCAGCCATAACCGCCTTGTCCACCACGTGCTTGATACGCACCGTTGGTGCTAACGGCACCACTACCGCCACTCATGCCATTACCGTCTGAGCCGGTTGCAGGGGGATTTCCACCAGCGGGGTCGCCTCCAGCACCTGGTGCATTCTGTGTACCACCTCTACCTCCAGAGTTGGAGGCTCCAGAGCCTGTACCACCTGTTGGTCCGCCCCCGTTACCGCCTGGCATACCAGTTCCATTTTCAAGTTCGTTGTTGTAACTACCATTTCCACCATGAGCACCACAACCAGCAATCAAAGAATTACGTTGGGCCTCACGGTTAGTAAGGCTGACATCTTCCCAAAGAGCAACTGAGCTTCCAAAGGTGGTAATGAGGAATTTTTCACCAGGAACAACTTTGAATGTTCCTTTTAAGCGACCACCTCTTATTTGACCGCTTTGACCACCGTGTAAGGTCACACGAATTGCACCAACATTGGCTGGAACCGTATATAGTTGTTCGTTATTATTTCGAGTAATTGTATCAGCACCGTTAGAGAAATCCTCGCTAAGGGTTTCTGTAGTTAAAGTTTCAACATCTGACCAATCAGAAGTAAACCCTAAATCAGAGTGATACTTTGCACGAACGTAATAGGTAGTGTTTCCGTCAAGTCGTCCAGTCTCTTGATCGGCTGAAGGAGACTTTACAACATACGGAGTCAGCGCAGTCAGAGCAGTGGTAGTGCCCATGCGTTGAAACACGATGTCATTGAACCCACTATCTCTTGCAATCTGCCAATCAGTACTTTGGTGTGAGCCAGCGGCACCCACAACGCTGTATGCAGAACAAGTGAACGTAGGTTGTGAGGGTGTATCGGTCCCAACGTCACCACCAATTACAGGTGTAGCAATAGAAATTGCCTGTGTATTAGTCACAAAGTCAGCACTTTCATATTCGCCAGGGTTTGTGCCATAGCCAATATGAACTGTGGTTGTGTAAGCAGTAGATCCCTGATCTCCAGTTGTGTGACGGACCTGAATCTCTTGATTTTGGCTGACATAAGCAGATCCAGGCACGCCAGGTGGGTTAAACCAAACACCATTACCGACGCGAAGCTCAAAGGCAGCAGCATCACTGGTCACCCAGATTTGCGAAGGAGCGTTAATAGATTCAACAGGTGAAACAGTATTCGATTCGAACTGCGTTTGGCTCGGAACATCGTCAATAGGAGTGAAGCTAAAAGCGTCAGGCAGCTTGTCTATTGCATTGATCTTAAAATCAACCGTATTTGATGTGCCTAAATTAGTATAAGAAGCTGTAATCTGTGCTTCATAGGGGTCACCGTGTGCTACTGAGAGGATGTCAGTACCCCAATCAACATAGTAGAAGGTGTTAATTGGAACTGTCAGGTTAGTGAGGTAGTTAACCCCATCAAGGGAAAACTCCACCTTGCCATCAGCGCTGTCAAAAACAGTCTCAGTAGAAGTAAGACCACCAAAAGGAGGTAAAGCAGGGGAGAGGGGACTCCCCGTATTCAAGCTTTGTCGTACATCAGCACCAGATATCTTTAATGTAGTGTCTGACCGGTTAATAAGGAGCCAGTCAGAATCTTCAATAATTGCCATAAGGTTAGAGGATTCGACTTTAAATGTTTGGTCTCCTCGATTGATTAGGAGAAGATCACTAGGTTCCATCAGGTCGCCTCCGTGATACCACTCCAAGAGCCCATTGGGACAGAGTCAGGAACCACCAATGTCGCGGGCATCCAGTGATTCATGCCTGCATTCCAGACGAGATATTGTCCATCTGAAGGAACATGTCCAGCACTAGAAGTATCAACGTCGGTCAGATCACCGATGCCAAGTGAAACAACGCCAGACTTACCATTAACTGACTGCACAGGACCGGCTGAAATGCTATTCAGAGCCTGATCAGCCTTGGCTTCTGCTGCGTTAGCGGTAGAGACAGCAGTAGCAGCGTCAGCGGCTGCCTGAGTGGCGTCTGCTTGAGCCTGAGCAGCATCAGCAGCGGCTGCAGTGGCCGAATTCTGCGCGCTGACAGCTGCTTGTTGAGCTACAGAGACACCAGCTAATGCCTGAGATGACTGATTAAGAGCATCATTGGCTGCCTGAACAGCAATAGCTGCATCCCTTGCAGCATCTTCAGCCGCTTGAGTTGCATCGTCGGCAGTAATAACCGACTCCTGAGTCACATAAAGGTTTTGGGTGAAGTTATCATTCAGGTCCCTAGCCCGGATAGCCGAGCCAGGGAAGAATGTAGCCTTCAAATCATCAGAACTGGTGACCCGTTGGATCACAATTTTCGCCCCATTAGCCGGGGCGACAAGAAATCCAATAGTTTGACCGTTCGAGAAGACATATTCAGTTTGGATAGTCTGGACGGTGCCGTCTACAGAGACAACAACGTCCGACTCTTCAATATAGGGGAATCCTATTGGGAATAGCTGCGTTGAGCCATCTCCTGTGTATTCACTTTTTGTAGGTGTAGCCATCAGCTTTAGGGTTTAGAGAGGTCAATCAGGTCTTGGTACTGTGATGCAGCTTCGTATTGACCAGATGCATCGAGATGTTTGAGCATATCGATGTTTCTGATACGTTCATCAAAGGCAATGCCGTCAGGTGTGCCATCCCTGCGATATTCATTGATTGCCCAAGTACGTGCTTCGGATAGCTCCTGGGTAATATCCCTATACCAGTCAGCATCCTTACGAGATCGACCTTCCTGGTCCTGTTTCCAAGCTTCAACTCGGTTGTCGAAGTCCTCAGTCATTACAAGGTCCTCAAGGCGTTCCCAAACTTTGCTTTTCGGGAAGTATCGGTTGAGATTCTGCACATCTAGGGCACCAAGCTCTACACCTCTGTACTTGTCGTACATCTCCATCGGGAAGTCAATGCCAAGATCAACAAGCTTTGTAAGGAGTGGGTCTTCCTGAACTTCTTTTAGACCAAAAGGCACTACCTGATTGAGGGCAGAGTAACCTTGGCTATAGACAGGCTTACCAGATCGAAGAGAAATCCGTTCATGGCCAAGGAAATACTTACCTCCAGGGAGTGTCTCGGCTAAGAACTTATCCATAGAGTTATTGTAATCCTGAACTGCAGGCTTGAGAGTATTATTAACAGCACGAAGAGCAGCCTGGTAAGGAACCATAGCCTTAGTAATTGTGGCTACAGCATCTCTAGGATCAGGTGAACGTCGTCCCATTGCAACTTCACTGACAACAGTAAATGTATCGATCATGCCTTTAAGCCAAGACTGATCTAGCAATGCACCAGCTGTTGAATAAATCAACTGATTAGCCATTTCTTCGTAGTTGTCATAGGCACCAGCAGTAGCTGCAACCATGCCCATATCTGCGTAAGCACTAAGAAGAATGCCGATAGGACCAAGGAAACGAGTAGATACCCAAGTATTCCCAATTTTGATGGAGTGTGCTTGATTACCTTCTTCCTCCCAAATCTTCTTCTTATCAGGATCAGCAGGGCCTGAGCCTGTAAGCATCCCGTTCATACCCATCATTACGCCAGTAGCAAACATGATGGTTCCAGTAGCTTCCCGACCTCGATACACAGCCTTCATAGTCATGTCAGAGCCACGCATAACGGCGTCATACTCTTTCAGGAAGTTACGGCCAAGGCCAAACGCATCTGTTGCATCATTGAGGCCTTTAACAACAGTTCCACCAAACGGAATGTAATGACCAGTCTGTTTAATGATGTTAGTTGGGGTCTTAACAAAAGGGACAACAAATTTAAGGACGAAGCTCTTATCAATATGTTCAGCCAGGAATGCCATTGAGCCGGTCAAGTCTTCCTGGAAGGTGTCTTGTTGAGCCCACTTCAGAAGATCTTCATCGACAATCTGACCATCCTTGTACTTAGTTGCCCAAACCTTCTCAAACTTATCTGGATCAAACTTGATACCATCTTCAATGGCTAGCATGTTGGCATCAAAGCGAGCCTTCTGACGGGCAGACACGGCCTTAAACCCATCATCAGTAGCTGACAGCAGACGAGTAGCACCCTGAAGCCAGGGATTAGCCATCATCCAATACTGAGCAGCTTTAAAGGTGTAAAGACCATTTTGAACTGGATTCTTTGCAGAAGCTCGTAAATTCTCAAGCTTCTGAGCCATATCCATACCTTGCCAAGTTCCCTCTAGTTTGCGAGGGGTGGTTGGATCCATAAAGGATGTACGAGCAACCTGTAGTCCTTCGTACATATCAGCGACCAATGAGCCATACATTGCCATTGCAGAACGACGCTGCCCCTCTTGGGTAGCACCCATCATGATCTGCATGGGCTTGAGCATGATATTGGTCATGTTGCCAAGGATGTTTCGCCCCTGGGTGTTGATACCGGACAGGTATGAGTTGTAGAGAGTGACATTAAAATCCTCTTTGACCATCTGTGCCCATTTGGCACCAAAGCTCATAGCCAGATCAGCATCACCATCAGCAAGAACAAAAGATTCAGCAAGTACATTTAGCTCCTCAGCGGCTTCAGGATCGCCCTCATTGAGCTTTGTACGAAGATCTTCTACCTTGTCATGGAAGTTCTGAATCTTGGCCGTAGAGGCCTCTGCAGAGCTACCAAAGATGTTGTTCTGAAGAGTCTTCAACGCCCCACCACGGCGGGAAGCATCACGCATCTGCAGAGAAGCAGCAGCCTTGAGGCGATCAAGCAACAAGTTGTACTGACGATTGGCGTCAGCTCCCGTGGATGCGATCTCCTTAGCTTCCTGTGCAAAGTCACGCATCTGGATCGATAGATCCTTCAGGAATGACTTAGCGACAACGTTACCTAATAGTTGCTGAATGTAAGCAGCACGGTCTCCTCCTTCACCAACAACGTCGGTGAGGCCAGACATATTGATCTCATCACCAGTGTTGTCCTTAACAAGCTTTGCAAGCTGTTGCTTAGCTTCCTCGACAACCTCGGGATCCTTAGCCAACAGGCGTGGGGAGATCTTCTCCTCAAGCTCCTTAACAGCTCTGTTGATAACATCCATATCAGCACCAGCCTGTGAAAGCTGACGGACGGTGTTGTCAGTCAGGCGTGGGCTGGGAGCACCAGGAGTAAAGCGGGGGCGGGTAGCCTCTTCAGCTTGATCAGCAATGACTCTCTCCATTGGATATTCAGTAGTCCTGCCACCACGCTCATATGGTTCGTAGTCCTGACGGAAGCGGTTACCACCGTTCTCGAAGTCCTCGACATAACGATCAAACTTGCCAGGGCGAACCTCAGCACTATCCCAATCGATGTCCAGTTCGTACTGACGGGCAGACTCAATAGCTTCGTCTACCTGTTCCTGGATTGGCCTAGTGGAATCGAGAGGTTGAAAGACTTTGCGTCCGCTGGGCCTGTACTTAACGATGCCGAACATGAGGCCGTCGTCGTCAGGAGCTGACAGACCAGACCGCATGTAGAGCTTTTCACGGATGTTGGTCTCCATTTTGTTGATGGAGCTGGTGAAGTCCTCTAGATCTCCTCTGTTAACCATGTTGTCCAGCTCAATAGAGCGGGCCTCACGGTCTAGATCTCTCCAAGCACCTTCACCATATTCAGCGTCATAAAGCTCACGGGCTCGGTTGTTGATGGCAGCGGCCTCCTCAGCAGGCATACGCTCAGAACCTGCCAGTCCTGACCGTCGTTCCTGAGCACCAGAAAGGCCTTTAGCACCAAAACCATCCTCAGCAGCTTCAGCCTGGACAATGGTTCCTGGCTTCAGATCCTTGGAAAGACTTCCAACCTGACGATAGAGCTTGGTCCCATGAGTGCCCAGAGAGGGCTCACCCATACCAAAGGCACCTTCATCCCTTGCTTTGGCAAAGAATGAGCGCCGGGTGGATTCTTCTAGTTCAGACCAGGCCTTCTCACCATCCAGGCCATAGATCATTTCGTTGTAGTCGTTCTCCAGATATTTCTGAACATCTGGATCCTCGAACTTAACGCCAGGATCTGCAGCATTGATATCCCAATCAATACGGACGACCCGGTTTCCCTCGAATGCTTCAGGAGCACCTTCAGTGACATCTGTCAGCACCCAATCGATAGAAGATCCATTGGGAAGCTTCTTTTCGATAACTGATTTGCCAAGAGCCTCCATCGAGGTCTCTGGATCAGCAGCTTTTAAAAGCTCTTTTTCACTAGAGAAACGGACAACTTCGTAATCCTGAACAACGCTACGCAGTTCCTCAGCATTCAACTGGTTTGCCCTAGAGAAGTCTCCATCTGACATCTCATCGAAGACGTCATGAGCACCAAGCGTCTTGGGTGGCTTAGTGGAAGTCACATCGCTAGGCATATCCAGCTCTAGCTGGTCATAGAAAGCCTTATAGGCGGCCTCCTTGACCTCAACAGGAGCATCAGCGGCTTTCTTACCAGGGTTCTTAATAACCCAATCGATGATATTTTTGGCACCGATATACAGGCCTTTCAGACCAACACCGGCAGCATCAACTGCAATACCCATCACACCACCTTCGATGGTGTTCTTGAGTCGACGGGTGAACTCATTATCGTCATCCGCCTGAGCGAATGCAGCGATCATGGGGTTGTTCTCAAGGGAAGGGAAAACCTCAATTAGGGCATTGCTGGCATTACCATCACCGGGATCAATGATGAAGTCAGCAAGGGCTCCCAGGGCCGTGTCAGCAGCCAATCGCTGGGGGTTGATAAGTCCTTTACCCTGAGTCAGTTTGTTGAGCCCTGTAACGGCTCCTAGCTGCCTCTGAGTGACCACAAAGGACACAAGGTCACGGGCAATAAGACCTGCCTGTGAGCGAGGCTCTGCCAGGACCAAGTCACGTTCAGAACCTCTGTAGTTGGCATGATCGACGTTATTCCACTCATCATCTGGATCAACAAGACCCATCTTGGTCTTTGCGAAGTCACCTGCAAAGTTGGCGAAGCCGATGGCATCTTGGGCAGCTTTCTCTACACCAGAGGTGACAGCACGGATGGCATCACGGGTAAAGCCTTCAGCACCATCAGCATTCTCGATGCGGTTGCCCATAGCCTCAGCCCTGGCACGACCTTCATCACGCATGGCTTGACTCTCTTCCCGAGACCGGCCTAGGAGCTTCTCAGCGGCCCAATCAGCAGCCTCAGTGATAAGTGAGCCCTGATAGTCCTTGTCCTTCTCCTCTTGGCTTTGCTCGGGCTGTGGAGACTTACCTAGAGTTTCCTGTGCATTCTTTGGGGCCGATGGTGGGGCCTGTTCAAGTTCTCCATCTTTATTGCGGGTGACGTCTACTGGTTGAGTTTGTGTAGCGTCATAATCTTCTCGCAGATACTCAGGGATCTGTTCATCTTCCTCAGAGACACCTTGATATCCACTGAGATCCTGGTATTGACTATAGGTCATTTTTTAAATGTAAGGATGTAAACCAGGACCCCGTAGAATCCTAGAATTAAAGAAAAGGATTGCCTACAACTCGCTGAGCACGGGCAACTTGAATTTCAGTAGCATTTGGGTTCTGGAGGATGCGATAAGCGTCTTGCAACTTGAGACGAGCTTTGGCAACAATTTGCCGTTCGTATGGCGTAGCTTTATCGGCTGGTCCAACCCATTGGCCAATACCGTTATGGGAATTAGCTAATAGCCATCCCGCTAGGTAATCCTGAACTTCGGGGGTAAATTTAGTGTCTGGAGATAGACCAGTTTTCTCCACAACCCAAGCAAGGGTAGGAGCAATAAACTGATACCTTCCAACGGCATGAAGACCACCAGCAGCTTCAAACTGAGCACGGGCTCCACCAATGTTCTGTCTCTGTTGGATTTCAGCAATGGTCATCTCAGAGACACCTTTATATCCAAATAGAGCAGACTTAGAGCTATCACCGCTATATCCCAGGGGCGTACGACCTTGGTTTGTACCGCCTTGATTCACAGCGTTATATCCACCGTTTTTAGATTCATATTTATGCAGAACATTGAGGGCATCTTTCAACTCAGGATCAATCGTCAGATCACCAGTAGCCCTACTAGGAGGTTGAACTTTATCAATGCGTCCATATCCTAGAACTGTTGATTGTCTTCTAACAAACGAAGACGGACTGATCCCTAGCTTTTTAGCAATGGCCTTAACCCTTCGTGAGTAGCCACTGTTAGTCTTCCATGCTTCAGCTGCAGCGAGAAACTGCTGGTCAGTAAGATAAGCGTCGTTGACAGAAGCACCTTGTGGATGACTGGCAATCTCTTCCACAGTGTGATTGATAAAGCTTCTGTTTGCTTTGCCTGTAGATTCATCTCGTCGATAAGGGGCAAGCTTGGGTTTATCGCCAAACTTGTATTGATAAGTGTTAGTGTTACCTATACGCTCCCAGACAGCTTTGTCTGCGTTGGTATAGAAACGTTGCTGAGTCCTAGTATTTAGTTCTTGAACCTTTTGTTGGATAACAGAAGAGGGCTGGCCTTCGTTGTTGATAACAATTTGGCGTAGATCATTTTCATAAGCCTCCAACTCAGCATTAACCACTGTTTCCTCAAGAACACCATTCTCGGGTCCACTAAGATTGGCATTCGCCATAGCAGCCTTAGTGACTGTAGTTAGCATTTCTCGGGCGCTAGGTAGTCCAGCCTCAGTCAAGGTTTGGGTGATTTGATCGCTAGTCTTACCTCGCTTAAGCAGATAGTTTTTTTGCTCTGTATTGATTGAGCCATTCGCCGCCGCTTCCATGATCTGAGCAGTGGACGGTGGCTTACCAATATCAAAACCTTCATTCAATGCTGCATAGACTGCAGGGTTAGAAGATCCTGCTTTCTGCAAACGATTGATAGCGTCTAATGCTTGGATTCCAAGAGGACGCAGTTCTTCAATAGCCTGCTTTCTAATACTTAAAACATCAGCATCTGAACCAGCCTGCATAATAGCCCAATTAGCCTTATACTCAATCTCTTCAGCCTGTTGAGTAACTAGCTTTTGCTGAGAATTAATGTAGTTATAATCAGCATTATTACGCTTGGTAATCTCCGCCTTAATCTTGCGTTCGTACTCAGGCTGATTACCAAAAGCAGTGTTGGGTTGACCAGTAACACTGTTGACGCTCAGGATCGCCTTAAGCTGTTCAGGAGTTTGAGATAGCTCGACAAGCTTATTAAAAGCCATGTCTTTTGCAGCTTTAGGAGTAAGTGGCTTATCACTTAAATCACCAATACCTGAAGAATAAACACCGCGAAACAAGATATCGTAGGCTCTTTGAGTATCACCAGAAGCTAATTCAGTAGCAGCATTACCAGAGGCAGCCTCCCAACGCAGACCCTTGGCAAGAGCACGTTTACTAGAAGCAATTTGCGAATATGCTGCGTTAATGCTGTTGTTGACAGCTCTCCCCAGCTTTTGCACCATTGCGCGGGAATCTCTGTTAAGAGGCCCATATTGTCTGATGATGTCTTTAGCTGCACTTCTCAGCCACAGACCCTCTTCACCTGGCAGTACATCTTGCAGGCTCTTGAATTCACCGTTAACAAAAGCTTTAGTCTCAGGGTCATAGATATAACTATCAAACTGAGTAGGGAATTGCAGAGCTGCTGTACCAATATCAGTCTGCTTGATATCCCTAAGCATGGTTGAGTCAGCATAGGGCTGACGCATCCTTTCCCGCTCAATCGGGTTAGCTCCCGTGGCTTGGATACCCTGCTCATCAGCAATCTCAATGGCATTCTGTGTAGTTTCAGCACTCTCAACAGACGGACCATTGCTGGAATCAAACATCCACTCAAGAGCCTTATCCTCAGCTTCCCGTTGCCTTTGTTTTTCCTGCTGCTCTGCAAACTGAACACCTAACTCAGCACCCTTAACCGCAATATCAGCAAAGGCTAGGAGAGCATTAACGCCAGCCTTTTGCATGGCAAGGTTGGCATTCTCAGTAGCATTATCAGCAGTCATTTGAGCCTGCTGAATCTGAGCATTAGTCTGGGTAGTCAGACGCTGTAGACCAAGCTCCAGGTTTTCCTGCATCTGGTCATTTTTAAGGTTAATCTTTTCAGACAACTGCTGTTGCTTAAGATTACCCTTCTCGCCTAATTGCTGCAGCTCAAACTTGCTCTTATCAGCAAACTGCTGCATAGCCAGACGATCTTTCTCCTCTAACTGACTATTCTTCAGTTCAAACTGATCGACAGTCTGCTGCATCTTGAAAGCAGCTCTTTCTTGGATCTGTTCTTGTCTGAGCTGGAGTTGGGCGTACCTATCAGCATTATTACGCTCCAGATCTGATAGCTGATTAGCCCTAGCTCTTTCTCGATCCTGTGTTTTGAGTTTCTCAATAGCAGCCTGACCAGCCTGCTGAATGCTCTTTATGTTGCCCTTAACCGAAGATGGGTTGTAGCGTCGGCCTTGCTTATTAGATTGGAAGCGGCGATCTGCACCGCCACCTTGATAAATTCTAGACATAAGTTAGCCGGGCGCGTACACCCGGTATATGTTTACTATGGAATTTGGAAGCCAGTGAACGTGGGAACTTCTGGCATCCGTGGTAGGTAAGGCATGTCAGGATCGAAGCCAACCTGAGCAGCAGCTTGCTGATTGGCGGCTTTGTTCTGACCAAAGGCGTTATCCATCCCAATGATGGCTGAAACCTTGTCAGCCTCAAGCATTGCGTCTTGCTGAGCCTGCTGAATACCTGCCTGACGTTCAACGTCACCAAGTAGCAGACCAACTGATTGACCGGTACGGCCAGAAGCAAGGATGGTTCCTTTAGCACCAATAGACTTGGCAAGGATTGATTGAGCCTCAAAGGCTGCCTCTCTACGCTTGCCTTCGAGCTTGGCTTGTTCAGCCACATACACTCTGTTGGCTTCTGATGCGTTCTCGATAGCTTGCCTTTGAGCAGTCTCCTTAGAGTCCTGATATAGGCGCTTGTCAGTCTGGAATTTCTCCATCAGCTGGGCACGCTCTGCCCTAACAGCTTCTTTGTTTTGCGTATATTTATCAGCCAGCTGATTATTGAGCTGCTGAATTTGCAGGTTGGCTTGCTTAGCAGCTTGTTCAGCTTGGAAGCGTCTGGACTCATTCTGCTGCTGAAGTTGCAGCTGTTGGTTCTGAGCTTGGAACTCAGCGTTCTGCCGTAGCTGAGCTTGGTTCTGCTGCATCTGGAACAGCTGTTGCTGTCCTTGCTGCTGCAAGGCTTGCATTTGCTGAGCCTGGAATTGGCTCTGCTGCATTTGCATCTGGGCTTGCTGCTGAGATTGCTGTGCAAACTGAGCTTGAGCCTGCTGGTTGAAATTAATTTGGGCCTGTTGTGACTGGAAGTTCGCAGCAGCTTGGGCTTGCTGAGCCTGCATATTGGCCTGCTGGATACCCATCGAGTAGTTAGCGACAGCGCCAACACCAGACAGCACAAGACCTGTGATACCGATAGTTACGGGGTCGCACATAGTTTGACTACTTCTATATATGGAATATGGTATGGAGCCTGTGGAACTGCTCTTAGGCCTACAAAGCCTGTATGTTTAAGAAAGCGGTGGTGAAGAGTATTTCGGCTATCTGTGTACGCCCAAAGCATGTTGTAAAACGGTGCGGTCCTTTCTTCTAAGACCTGTCTAGCTCTGCGGATCCAGGTCCGCCCGATAGTTTCAATAGCTGGGGTACATAGGGCCCAGACAGCGGCGTTACCTTTGCCGTCTGGTACTAGGCCCACAATGCTGGCTACTTTCTTCTGATTATTTAGTACAACAAAACAATCTTCAGAAATTATAAAGCCATGAATAACATTAAAGGGGGAGTTACCAAGACCGGCAAGCTCCTCCCTATCTTCATCTCTTAGGTTCTCAGCAACATAAATAGCATCGCTGATTGTGGCGTCACGGATTTCAAAGTTCATCGTCGGGCAATGCCTCGTGTGGAGTAGTGACCCTCCCAGGAGTAGCTGGTTAGCGCTGCAGGTAGGGGGTCGGGACTCTTGATAGTTACCGTCGCCAGATCACCTCGACTAAACACAGGGATCTCACGGGTATCAAAACCAGCCAAAGCAGCATCATTGGCTAGATAGATATCAGCCTTGATAACATCCAGGTCCACCGACTGTGTTCGATAGCCCAGTTTCTCAATATCAACGCTGTATCTACCAGACAAGTACAAGTCAAGATACATATTCTCAACCATTGGCGGGTAGCGTCTATCAGCTCTGTTCTGATCTCCTTCCTTCACAAAGAATGCAGGAAGCGTGACAGAGAAGAGATAGCTAATACCAACAATAAACTCAGTACCTTTTAGATTTGATGGGACGACAATGAAGTCACCCGTAGCATCATTCTGCAGCTCGGCTTGAGAATAGAAGGTCTCAACACCATTATCTGTAGCGATGACATAAACATCACCAGTACCGGCGTAGAAACCAGCGGGAAGATCCACCCGCATGGTGAACGCATCAATATCTGTAGTGGTCGTTGCAGACTCGTAGAGGTAGTTGTCTAGACGTGGGGTGAACTTAGATCCAAAGGCGGCAATAGGAGACGTCTCAGGGTCGTCTAGCAGCTCCATACGGGACAGAGTGGTATCACCATCAGCCTGTCTCTGCACAAAGAAACCAGTATCGTGATCAAAGTGCGCCATCTTGACGTCAGCATTGAACTCCCACTTGGCCCAACCAGCGAGGTTCCTTTCGTTTCCTGTGTTGTAGAACTTGAAGGTATAAACAGTCTCATCACCCGTACCCATCAACACAAGACTGCTGTTCGGAACTGCATGACACCAAGTCAGCTGTGGTGGGATGTACTCAGGAATGATTCGTGTATTCTCAGTGATAAGGGGTCGACTATTTAGAGAGTCAATCGAAAGCTCAAACACCTTTGAGAAAGTCTCAGCAGAGGTGGGGAAGAGGATCGATACGCCAGTCTCTACAGGGTGTACATCCGAGCGATAGGCATAGTTCGTGATCTCCTCCATCTTCACGGTGGATGGAGCAAAGGCCACATCCTGTGCCTTGAGAAGGAACTGACTGTTCTCAGCAAAGAGCAGCAGCCCAGTGGGTGTGCCGACAGCAGCCTTCAACTTGGCAGGCTTGGTCGTGCTAACACCCATGTCGATGGGATCTGCATCACTAACGGCGATAGCAGAGCCCTGGAAGAAGTTGAAGTAGTCCCCCGCTTGGCTAAGTACAATCGACTCATCAGCAAGGAAACCAAGCCGGTTCATATAGAACACTGCATCTTTGATCTTCTTACCTACAAAGGTGGGGTTGGGGTTGGTCTTCTCGTCACCGGCATCTCTAGGAGCCCAGAAGTTATCGGCGTTGTACTGCTTAGTGAGTGGCCTCAACTGGAAGTCACCAGCACTGTCACGCTCAAGAACGTGGGGCATGGTGGATGGGTTGAGGTCAGTAGTTACACCAGGCTTAGCCGTTTCAATCCATGAGCCTTGGCCTGGGATACCGCCAGACGTCTCAAACTTCACGTAGTAATCATCAGCATCTGACGATTCCGAGTTGGACACCTTCAAGGTGAATCCATCCTCACACTGAGCAGGTAGGCGGGAAACATCGTTGACCGAATCCTTTATGCCATACAGCGCAGAGTCAGCCGTACCACCTTTGGTCTGGAGGTTGAAATCTCGACCATCAGGCCGGTTGATGACGATGACGTTACCGACTGGTACAGCATCGTATTCAGGTATGGCATTGATAGCTGTAACCAGTTCACTAATGATGGCGGATACATCCAGCTGACCACCTTGGGTATCAGCAGGGGTTGCATAAGTAGCCGTAGCCTCAGCCTGATAGCTGTAGCCGAAAGCTACCTCCTCAACCTTCACCTCATAGTCCTTACCTTCCATATTGACGTTGACAATGTCGCCAACACTCCAGTCGACACCACCATTGTTGAGGGTTACGGTTGTACGATAAACAGACTTGTAGCTGTACTCATACTCTTTATCCCCTTTGCGGGTATTGGTTACCCGGAAGGTCTGACCAGCCGTTGAACCTGCAGGCCAGGGAGGACGTGCCCCGTCATAACCAGGGTCAAGATCCTGAGCCAATGTAACAATATCTGTCCACTCCAAACCAGCAGCCCACTCGGCAGGGTCGTTTCTGTCGATGGTGTAATCGGCAATATCGATCTTTGAAAGCTGATATGCGGAAATGTCTTTTCCTGCATACTGGGATTCTACAACCCGGTACTCAACCCGCAGGGTGATCTCACCAACACCTGGGAAGGTGTGGTCAACATACTTATAGAGGTATGAACCGATCTGATAGTCGGAGGCAGGACCGAAAGCATCTGTGCAATACGCCTGCATACCGTAGTCAGCAATGCTGGGATCAGGAGCCCCAGTGCCCCGCCAACCGATACGCTCAACCTTGGTTGGATATGGATCACCATCAACCTCAGTCGTGACCAGCGTTGGGTTACAAGTGGTTGTGAGATTGAAACCTAAGTTAGTTCCCGCACCGTTCTCGATGAAGTTCTCGCTGTAGGCAAACTCACAGTCACCACCATTATTGACACCAACAACCTCCCAGCTACCTGGACTGACAGACAATCTTGTAGCCCGGTAGACCTGGATCTGGTTTAGTGATTGACCATTACGGAGAAAGTCAACAGTGTAGCTCGTGTTATAAGCAACACTGTTGATGACGATTAAAGCCTTATAAGTTGATGGTGTGGATGTTGCAGTGTTGATAGTGACATCCTTTTCACCATTAATAATTAACGTATAATCGTTAATAGTAAGGGTATTAAAGTTAGCTACATCTGCAACATTAAGGTATTGATCAGCACCACCAACCACAGTAACGGTGGCTTCGGTAGCTGTGTCAGCATCCCACACTCGAATGCGGGGAGTACCACTGTCGAGATAAATACAAGCGACATAACGCTCTTGACCATCCCGGAAGATGGGAAACCAGTTGGCCTCCTCAGGTACATCATCAGCAAGCAAACCAATGAACTGGGTGCCAGGGCGCTTGGTACATCCGAAGGTGGGGTCTAGGTAAGCATTAACAGCTTCTCTAACCTGACCAGGAAGTTTCACTGGATCAGGTTGTTGGCTAACACCTCCCAGTACATTATTGATTGTTTGGGAAATAGCAGCCATATCAGCGCCTCATAGATGCAAAAGAAGGTCGGTAGGTTTGGTAGGTGGTATATCCGTCTTTGTTCTGAGCCACCATGTTGTAATCACCCTGTTGGGTGTCGTACTCAATGCAGGTAGCACGGGCCATCACCTCTTCACGTTGGCCGAAGGCAACAGCCTCCTGGGAACCAACAGAGCGACCAGCAAAGACGTTGGCAGCACGAATGGTTGCATACTCACGGAATGCTTCGGGCATATCCAGGAAGTCAACTAGCCAGACAACATCCAGCTCTTGCTTACCGTCGAACTGGTAGGTGTGAGCAGCTTTGTCGTAGAGCTTGCCACGACGCTGAACAAGGAAGGTATCAGCGGTAGCTTTATCGTCCAGAGCGAGGATGTCATCAGGGATAACAATCTCACCGTTAGCGTCAGGGAGAAAGGGGTAGCCGTATTCAGTGTTAAATACCCAACCCTCAGATTGGATAGCAGAGGTCACCTCATCGAGGATCAACTCAGCCATCTCCACAAGGGGATTGCCGGAGTCCAGCACAGTCACAGGGGACTGGCCAACGTTGCTGAGAATACGGTTAACTGCTGCGAGCTTTGTAGTTTTAGTAGCCATTTATTTCTAGGGAATGAGAAGCCCCGAGAGGGCCGAAGCCCTCAGGGGTTAGTTATCAGGCAGCCTGGAGGGAGCCTGCAACGGACACGCGCAGGGTGTCAGCACCCATAGCGAGTTTGCCCACGATCAGGTCACCCTGATACTGGACGTGGTAATCACCGGAAGTGGTTTCAATGCTGGGGCCAATAGCCTCAACAGTGCCAGCAGCTTCACGGTGGAAGATGAGACCGGCCAGGGCGGAGTTATCCACCACGTAGTCGTTCTCTTCGCCAGTAATGGCAGCGTTAGCGGTTGCATCTTTGCCGTACTGGTTAGCCAGAACGTTGGACTTATAGATACGAATACCAGCAATAGAGTAGAGACCCTTACCAGAGTTCATGTCACCCTGGGTGTTTCCGATTTCCCTATTGAGGATATTTGTGTCCACGCTGCTGATCAAACTGTAATACTGCCGTGGAGACAGAACAGCACAGCGTCCGTCCTGAGGAGCAGAGCGCTCATCAAGCACAGCTGCAGCTTCAAAGAAGCCATCAACCAGAGCCTGAGCGTCGTTGGTGTTACCAGCACCAATGTTCACTTGGAAGCCACCAGGCTCACCAGTAACGACGGAAGATTCGGTAGCGCCTTTAGCGAGAACACGGGCGATACGGTCATCATAGTGAATGGCCAAGGCTTCACCGATCTGCTTGGAGATCTCAGAACGAGCGGACCACTGGCTCAGAATTTCATCGAGGTCGTAGACGAACTGGGAGCTGTAGAGCAGCTGGTCCATCACGATGGTCTTTTCGTTCGACTTCAGACCAGCATCGGGTCCGATAGGCGTGCCAGGGGTGTGATACCCAGCACCGAGTTTGCCAGTCAGCAGGAACTGCTTGGACTTACCACCACGGAGGGTGTAATTACGAACAAGGCCCTTGAAGATCGTCGCATCATTGAAGGCATTGAACACCTCTCCACTGAACAGTTTTAACGCCGTCGCGTAGCGAGTGTCGTAATTTTGTGAGGGAGTACGTGAGCCATCGGCTACGTTATTACCCAGAAAAGCTGTATAAGTCATTATTGAAAAAGAGAATTGAAATGAGGCAATTCTCTAGCGCTAGAGATATTCAGTTGTATAGACATTGTGCTCTTTAACTTGAGCGAAGCTTCGCCAAAGGGTTGTCCGCCTTAGCGGGCCACGATGGCAAAGAATAGGTAGGCAGGGAATCGAACCCTGCTACGCACCAGCTCTACCAGACACCCCCGCTTTCCGGGACAGGGGCTTCCTTAAACCGTTCCTCCGATTTACAACCGGAAGTACCGATATTATCAGCCTCGGGTAGGCAATTTAAGATAAGCAACACCGCGATAGGTGAGCTTAATTTTCTTTGCAGCAGCCTTCTGAGCTTTAACGGCTGCACGAACTTGAACGTCAGACATAATGATCTCCGAAAGCCTAGGCCCCGTTCCATGCACTAGGTGACTGCGTCCCGTTAGGGATGAACGTACGGAGATCAGAGGAGGTCGCCAGAGCGAGCCAGCTTCTCTTCCACATCCATTCGGTATGCGGGGTCTGTGGAGTAGCGAGGATCAGCAATGGCACGAGCCAGCTCTGCTTGGCTACGGAAAGCCTTGCTCTTTGAGGGAGCCTTCTTACCTGTAACCAGAGGAGCCTCGTAACCCTCAGCACCTTTCCAACGGTTGGAGAGGGACTCCACTGCATATTTGATAGCAGCAGGGTTGTTGGTATTAACGACAGCGTTGAACTGGTCAACCTCTTCACGGGTCAGGTTTGATCCTGCCCACTGAATCATCTCGCCATAAGCCTCATCACCACCGACAGAGTCGCGGATGGCTTTCATCTCTCGCTGCACAGAAGCAGTCTGCTGAGCTACACCACGTTGCTGGGAGGCATACTTGAAGTAAGCCTCGACGAGGTCAGCGCTATCCATAGAGGTGAGTGCTTCTTTATCCTCGTCACTGACAGAGCCGTCTTGATTAAGACGAGTGGAGATGTCGTTAAACAAACGCACCCTCTTATCAACTGGAGAAAGCTCTTCAGTCTCCTCTGTAGGGGCCTCAGGAGTCTCCTCCTCGTCTTCTTCTTCCTCTTCTGTGTCATTGGCCCCAAGCTTCTTTTGAAGCTCCTTGTAGGCCTTTAGAAGGTCGTCTTGGGATTTGAACTTACCATCAATGAGCGCAATATCCTCAGCCTCAGAATCAGCCTGCTCAAACTTACGAGCACGGTCTTCTTCCTGAGCTTTGATGAGTTTCTCGCCTTGCTCCAGAGCAGCTTGCTCAGTGGCCATCATTTCAGGGGTGGGATCCTCAGAGGGATCAAAAGTGATGCGGTTTGCCATATCAGTTGTAGGTGGTGGTGACGTTGCCGAAAGTTCCGCGAGGGCGGATCTTTTCTTTCTTGCTGTACTTGCCAGCAGTTGGCTCTGATGTACCAGTTACTTTTTGCTGGACTGAATAGGAATTCTCTTTGGGGAGGGCCTCTTCAATACCTGTAGGCTCCCAGGCTTCATTAAGACCGGGAGTGGTTGGATTGTCGCCTTTAAATTTACCGTCAGCCTTGCGGGCTCGGCGGCGCTTCGGGGTTGGTTCCGTCATTGGTTTCCATCATTTTTTCAGCAGCCTTCGAGTTAGCCAGTTGACCGGCTTGATCCAGAAGGGATTGCTGTTGGGCTTGCTGCTGGGCAGCTTGTTGCTCTTGTGCGAGCGTCTCTTCGTCTTTAACCAGACCCAGTGATTCAATGCCGGAGGCTGCTGCCAGACGGCGTAAGAATTCAGAGGGGTCGATGTACTGCATCATCACCTCAGGACCCATACCCTGGGCGACAGTGGTAACGAATTCCATTAGGGCACGACGATCCTGACCACGGCCAATGCCATTAAGGCCAGCCACAACGGTGGGGATCACAAGACCTTTAGGAAGTTTGGGCACACCTTCCTGACGTTGCAGCTGCATGAGCTTGCGGTTCAGGTAAGGTTGCAGAAGAGTTGAAGTCAGACCGGAGTAGATACCGCCAAGCTGTTCATTCAGCTCTTGTGCAACGGCATTCACTTCGCTGGCTGTAGTGCGTTCACTGTCACGGATAGATCCGGTCATGATCAGGAACGCTTCAGATACACGCTGGGTGAGGTTCTGAATCATCTGCTGGACCGTGCCGAAGTCAGCGGTCTTGCCCACTTGGACAACCCCCACGTCCTCTGGTCGGCCTTGGATTATGGCGCCATTCGATGCACGGGCCAGGGATTGGGGCTTGGTGGTAGCACTAGGGCTAACCAAAAAGATCACCTTGGCAGCTGCAGCAGACCCTTCTACAAGGGCTTGCATCAGACGCTCAAGGCTATTGATATCTCCGAGAAACTCCTCAACCCGTCCACGTCCGTAACTTTCGCCATCGACCTGATTGAAGGTGATTGGCATCCAAGGGGATGTCTTGATAGGAGAGGAAGACTTGGAGCCAGGGATGAGTTTACCGTCGCATTCTTGATACCACTTATGCTGTCCGTCCTCATACTTGACGTGGGTGTAAACCACAGCATTGTCAAATTGACCTTTGTTAGATGTAGAGGCCACACCGAATTTAGGGCCGTCCTCCCCTGGGGAGTTGACGTCACGGTCGGGGTTTTGAGGCTGGAACTCTTTGGGTAATAGGGCACGGTCAACGATCTCCCGTGTAACAATCTCTTGGATGTTGTCGTCACCATCGCGGGCAATGACATAGCGATCCAGTGGGAAGACCTTCAGTCCTTTCTTGGCTGCATAGATCAGGGCGTTACCAGTCACCACAATGTGCTTCATAGCGTTGTGGAGATGGACACGATCCTGTGTTTCTGCAATCTGCTGCATGACCATCTTCTCCATCTTGGACAGAGATAGGTCGATCTGAGAACGCATCTCAGGGGTCACATCAGGGATCTTGGAGATCTCGATGTCGTTGATCTGTAGCTTAAAAAATGAGGTGTTCAAAGGGAACAAACTCAACATCAGTTTTGCGGCCAAGACGTTCACGCCTTTGGCTGCTACTGATTGCCACGGAGTATGGAACCTCGCGCCATTGGCGTGGCCCTCTTCCGTAAGGAGGTAAGGAAGCGTCAGCTTTGCAGCTGCCCGCCCTACATCTAGAAACTGTTCCCGATCTGACCTCATGGCCTCATAGCGGGCCTGGGCATTCGGTTTCATATCAAGTCAGTGAAGCTGTACCACGGGTGCGTTGGCGGGAGCGAGTGCGGGCAGTCGTGCTTTGACGAACAATCCCCATTGGGCTGCTGACGTTGACAAGCTCAGGAGCCGGAGCCGGAGAGATATTCATCGACGGTGGAGGGGCTGGAGCAGCAGGCACAGGAGCCGGATTGTCTGGCTTGTATTGCACCTTTGGCATTGCAGCTTGCTGGGCCTGATACACCGGTTGGTTCATCAGCTCTTCCATCGCCTTTTGGTTATCAGCAGCAGCTTGCTTTTGAGCATCAAGGAAATCCTTAGTCTGCTTATCTAGCCGTTTATTCTGATCTTTTGTGAATTGTTCCTGCTGGATTCTGAACTGCTCGTCGTACACACGCTGTAAATCTGAATCGTCACCATAGTCGAAATTCATGTAAGCATATGCACCTTCCCAACCTCTAGTCCTTCCGACTTCTCTCTTATACTTCTGCCTAAACTTTCTAGCTTCCTGACTCTTAAAGTCAAGATGCTTAGAACCGGTTAGGTTGCCATCTCTTGCAAGATTATTAAAGGCATCCATAAAGGATTCATCATTGAACTCAGTGTCAAATTGATCCTGCAGGAGCCATTCGTTAAATGCGGCTACATCCTTATCACTATCAAACTTCCGACCAGTTGCTGCCTTGAAGTCGTCGTAGCGTTGATGCTGCTTATAGGCTTGGTACTCGTCTACCTTTTGATACTTAGGAGCTTTTGGGGCACTGGGAGCACTACACATTGTTCTGTTTAGATTTGATGTACTCCACCACTGAACGCTGACCAGAGCGATACATGATCTCTCGGTCAGAGTCCCTTGGTGATGGTGTGTAAGGTGGATACATCTCCTCTAGCTCATCGACCAGAGCTTGGAGATT